ATTGATTTTGAAAAACTTTAAGGTTTTTGGCATTTCTGCCGTTTGCCGTCAATTCTGCCGTTTGGAAATTGAAACCATAAAAGAGTCAATTGAACCCCCGAAGTACGAAAAAAAAAAAATAATAAAAAAAAAATTGATTTGATTTTTTGACTCCAAGAAACCCGCAAAATGTCGTTTGATTTCCTATACGAAAACGAGAAGAATGTATTTGATATTACCGCAAATAACGACGGGACAATCAAAGACTACGACGACCCCAAAAACGAACTAACCGAGGGTGATAAAGAACAAATACGAGCGGACGCTTTGCGATTTGCGAAAGAAAACCAAGAAGCAAGAGAAGAGCGATATAATATGCTTAAATCAAGGGAAAACGAGCGATTATACGACGAGCAACGAGCAGACCAAAAAGAGAAAACATACGAAAAAATTAAAGAATTACAAGTAAAAATGCGAAATAACGAACGATTTGACACGAAAGATATTGATTTTATCTTTGCTTCCGTATCTACATTTTATAACAAATTAATATATGTAGATATACCAAAAATGCGAAATCTTAACGATATAACAAAAACGGCGTTTATAGCAAATTACGAGCGATTATACGGGATTTTACAGAAATATTACACGAATAAACGCATTAGAAAGGACTATAAAGACAAGTATTTTAAAGATTTTCTCCAAGCATACCAAGGACGAGACCACATCGCCGAAATGTTTGATACATACCCGTTTTAATAGCATTATTCAATAGGTTCAATATTTTTTTTTCACTTGTGGTTTCAATTGAATTGAAATAGCACTTTTAGGGGTTTCAATTATCCTAAACGTGATATACTTGAATAAGTTTTTTAAATGACATCTAAAAAGTGATAAGTTTTTTAACTGACATCTGGGGAAAATAACTTATGAAGAACTTATGAATAGACTCATAAAATAAAAAACTCATAAAAATATTTACCAGTCAAAACTATTATTTAACATATCCTATACCCATAAGTATAACTTAAACGGTGAGTTGGATATAAACGATGATAATCGGTATAATGACAAAACATTTTATCATATTTAAATGCTACTTTAATATATTCAGTATTCCTCATATCGGTAATATACATAAATATTTCACCATTGTCCCATAAACTATACACACAAACCTTTTCAGTATGTAAGTCGTATTTCATACCTTTCCACCCCGTATATTGAATATCAGTTATTATAGTGGTGATTTCACAAGTTTCAACTTTCTTATGAATATGTTTGTATCCTTCATAATCTTCTGGATATTCTCTTATCAAAGAAGACATTATAAATTGGAGTTCGTCGTCGTCAATCGTCTTAATACTACGAAGCATTTTATAATATACTATATATTAAGTCTTTATATTCTAATTTTAAATATATAGTTTAGAAAAACTTATTAAAACATTTAGGGAAAAATTATTTAATTAAAGAATCAATATAAAGAAATAAAATATGTAGTATATATAAGATGCCTTGCCGACTTGACACTTTACCAACCGACCTAATGGACGAAGTGCTGGATTATGTAGGACGGCATAATCTCACCCCAGCGACATTTATGGGGAAGATGAAAAACAAATATCGTTTTAACCGAACAATGAATAAGTTATATTTAAAATATTATGAGGATAAAGATTATGAATACAACCATTATTTTACGGATGGAGATGAAGAAGAGTATATGGAGACAAACATAAGTGGTAAAATATTCAGTTTGATAATGAAAAGTAATTTTGATATAAGCGTTCAGTTGCTTTGTAATATGAATATAAAAATTGGAAGATATGAACACGACGATTATGAAAGCATAAATTATTTAGAAGTTAATGATAAGTTTATTTGTTATTTTGCTGATACAGAAGAATTAGAAGATGATATAAAGTATGATTGTGATTTATCAAGATTATTAAAATATATGGATAGGAATATTATGACATCTTGTTTATGGTGTCGGGAAGTGGGGAGAAACACATTTGATACTGAAAAAATAAGTCATCTTATTGATGAACAAGAAAACGAAATATTAGGTATGATATTTGACAAAGATAAAGCAGTGAGTATTGTTAAAGTGAGCGTGTCTTTATTAAATGCGATATTGCCGATGGTTGTTAAAATTGAAAATAGAAAATTAATGAAAGACGGTGAACAAGAATATGTAATGTTTAATTATAATGATTACGATTATTATGCTACAAACGCCAGATGGTAAAAATGAATATAAAGACAATATGATAAAATATAATTACCTCATAATATTTTGAATAACTTATTCATTTAAAATAACTTATTCATATTAAAATTACCAGTCATAAATATATTACCAGTCATAATAACTTACCAGTCATAATAACTTACCAGTCATAAAACGAAGGAAACAACCCATTTTTAGTTTTATTGTCTATCTCATATTTATATATATCAGTAGTGAGTTCTTGTGTTGTTTTCGGTCTTCCATCTTTTAATACACTGATGCTATATAATTTCGCATAATACTTAAAAGCATTATCATAAACATTTTTCTTCTTTTTCGGCATTATATTATAATAAAATATTTTTTTAATATATAAATGCCTCACCCTAAAAATGAATATTTATACCAGCAAGTAAAGAAGAAGATTATGAAGTCATATAAGAAACCTTCGGGGTTTGCGAGTGGAGCGATAGTTAAAGAGTATAAGCGTTTAGGAGGTAAGTATGAAAAAGACGAAAATGAACCCAAACTGAAAAGGTGGTTTGAAGAGAAATGGGTGAATGTGAATCCATTAATACAAAAGAATAAACCAGATGCTTACCCATTATTTAGACCCACTAAAAAAGTAAGTAGCAAAACACCCACTCTATTACAAGAAGTCCCGAAGAAACGATTAGAGCAATTATACAAAATGAAACAGAAAATAAAAGGAAATGAAAACCTACCCGATTTTATAATTCATAACGAAAAGAAAGGCGGAGCAATACAAACACAAACATACAAAAACTTATTGAATGAAAGTTATGCTAAAAAACCAAAAAAGAATATTGATGGTTATGAGTTAGATGAAGAATTAAGCAAAGGTAAATCCAAAGTATATTACAACCCAGAAACAAAACATTCAGTAGTCGCTCATAGAGGAACGAGCGGGTTAAAAGATTGGTTGAATAATATGGCGTATGCCGTAGGAGGAAAGAAAGCATATAAAATGACAGATAGATATAAAGAAGCAGAAGCACAGCAAAGAAAAGCAGAAGAGAAATACGGTCATAAAAATATATCAACAATCGGTCATAGTCAAGGAGGATTACAAGCAGAACTTTTAGGAAAACGAACTGGGGAAGTCATAACATTAAATAAAGCAACCCGCCCATTTACCGAAAGAAAGCAAAAGAACCAAACTGATATAAGAACGAAAGGTGATGTAGTCAGCAAACTAAATCAAAATAAATATGATGTTAATATTGATAATACCAGTCTAAATCCAATAGCATCTCATAAAGTAGATACATTAGATAATTTAAAAATAAAATCTGTGGGTAATGTAATGGACGAAAAAGCGGGTTTGGGAATAATGAAAAAGTTATTAGGTAGAGCAAAGCGTAGAGCATTACAAGCAAAACCAAAGCGTAAAAGCAAAGCAAAAGCAGAACCAAAAGACGAAAGAACCGAAGCACACTGGGACGAGTATGTATCAAGGAAAAACCGAGAATTAGATGAGTTAGAAGCAAACGATAAAAAAGCAAGAATAGCAAAACAATTCCCATTACCTCCTAATTTAGTGAAGCGTAGAGAAGAAATCAACGAACACTTCCATAACACATTACCCGATGATACATTAGGGGGAATGATTAAACATATGTTCGGTAGTCCTCGTAGGCGTTAATTGTTTTTTAATTACATTACTACTATTAAATAGACTTTTATATTCGTCCAAAGTTTTCGCCAAATACATTTTACCATCTTTCTCTGGGCGGTGTTCTCGTTTTAATTGTATGATATTATCAATACTCAATCCCAGTAAATAAAACTCTCGGTATGAGATTAATTCCATTTCTGCTCGTTTTTGTATTTGTAAAAACAACTCCACTGATGTAATAATCGCACATATCAAAGATAATAAACAATTGATAGTGGATACGATGGGTTGGTCTATATATTCAGTTAATCCAACAGCAAAAATACTATTAGTAGAACCTATCACTATTAATGGTATGCGAAAGAATATCAACTGCCCGTGAAGTTTAATGTATTTTCTTTTATGGTCTTCGCTCATATTTATTGACGACACCATAATACCTTTTAATATATCCTCAATATCATCGCTCCAACCATCTTCGGTTTCATTACTCGCTGTATCTATTTCTCTTAACGGATTTAGTGGTATTTCAATTTCCATTATATTATATAAATATATAATTGCGTAAAAGTATTTAAAAAGAATATGTATAGTATATATATATAATGTCTTTTAACAACTTACAAAAAAAGGATTTAGTATTTGGTAAAAAAGCGGAAAAGGATTTATTGCCTTTATTTAGGGATAATTTTGACAAAAACTTAAAACAAACTTCTTGGTCATATAATTCCATTGACTTTGAAAGTGAGAATACTGTGGTGGAGTTAAAATCTCGTAAGTGTTATTATGGGGATTATAAAGATATGATGATTGGGGCGAACAAAGTGAAACGAGTAAGCGATGAGTTTGCTAAAAACAAAAGACAAGGATATTTAGTATTCAATTGTATAGATGGGATATATTACTGGAAGTTTGATGTAGAAGAAAGTAAAAATGCTGTATCGTATCGTATGGGAGGACGAGAAGATAGAGGGAAAGACGAAAAAGAACTGACCGCTTACATTAATAAAGATTACTTGAAATGCTTATTATTAAGAGAAGTTCCAAAAAAAGAACCTTACTTAAAAGGTGTTTGTTTAATTAAACTTTAATTGTTTTAATGAACTAATAACAATACCCACTAAATAAATTGAAATCACTATTTTATCCTTCATATACTACCACAATATATTTATTGCGAGATTATTAGGACTATATTTATTCATCTTCCAATTACCCTTAATGTTGGTCGCTCTGGATAAATATGCTCTGCGTCTATCCTCGTCCTTATGAATAGTGAAGTCCTCATAACCCATTTGACCGAAATCCACCCATTTTTTAGTGCGTTTATCATACACTCTATATTTTTTATCTTTCTTCGGTGAAAGGAATAACAAACCAGTCTCTCCTAAATATTTTATACTCTTTTCTTGTGCTTCATAAGGATTGCTAAACTTTAATATTTCGGTTAATTTATTATCAATTAATCGCTTCGTCATATAATAATCGTAGAAAAAAAATTATGCTATTCTCGTTCTCGTTGTTCGTATATTGGTGATATTCGTTGAAGCAGTTGAAGACTGACCCAAAAAATAAACCGAAGAAGTCGCAGCGGTAATTGTAATCATTCCGCTCACTTGTCCGTAATTCCCCGACGCTGGTTTACAAGAAAATCCAGTGACCGCCCATTGATTTTCGCTCGTGGTGGTAGATATAGAGAATGAAGCAGTATCTACCCCAGTCGCATTAACATAATAAGAAGTAGTAAATAACCAAGTTCCAGCGGGTATTGAAGCATAAGTCGCCAAAGTTGAGTATGTATTAGGTGCGAGGGTCGTTGTTCCAGTTTGGACCGCTTCTCTAACTACATATCCCAATTGATTTAAAGTTGGTAGAGCAGTATTCGCACTATTCAAATTAATATGTTTATTCAAACCCATTGTGAATGTCCCAGACGCACTTGAAATTACTACATTTCCGTTCATTGTAGATTCTCGCCCAGAACTACCAAATACAATATTAGCAGCAGTATTAGTGAATGAGGTTGCCCCACTAATTAAATTATTATTAAGTTGAACGTTTGCTAATTGAAGCACATTTGTAGTATTACCAATTGTAATGGTTCTTGCCCCAGCACCATTCGCTATATTTACAGAGTTCCCAGCACCGCCTAAAATATTAACTACCCCAGTTCCAGTAGAAGAACCAATAGTTATATTTGTAGAGTTCGCACCTACACTTGCTATATTGACTGAACCAGCAGTCGTAGCACCGCCGTTTAAAATATTAATAGTAGAAGTTGCCCCAGTAGCATTTGCTATATTAACAGCAGTTCCATTAATAGCGGTCGCAGTATTTCCACTTCGTCCCAAAGTTGTTGTTGTCGCATTAGTCGTCCCTAATGAAAGCGTAGTAGCACTATCCATAGAAGAACCAGTAATACCATAAGTCACCATATTAAGCGCTTGGTCTGCGGTTGGGACGAACTTGGGATTTTGAAACGCTACACCAGCACTGGGAGTTCCAACGGCAGTTAGTAATTGACCCGCCGACCCAGTATTTCCGTTAATATTAATTCTTAAATTAAGAGCGTTTATGGCGGTTGGATTAGTTGTGCTTCCTATCGTTGTTAGTGTAGAATTAGTTGTCCCTAAATCAAGAGTTCCAGCAACGGCACTATCAACACCACCAGTAAGAAACCCAGCAGTAAAATTATTCACCCCAGTCCAAGTATTATTCTGTGTTAAAAGTGAAGTTCCTCCATTCAAAGTTGAAGTGACATTAGAATAATAATCCCCACCAAAAAGAGTGTATAGATAAGTTGGCACTGCCCCAGTCCCCGTAGTGTATATTTGTATTTGAAGACGATTGGAAACACTCGCCATAGTATAAGGAGCAACCAACGCCAACGAGCAATGGTAAGCATCGGGGTCGGCAGAATTAATAGCATTTACATCGCTGGAATATCCACTTGTTCCAATTTGAGCGACAAAAGCACCAGCACTATTTACTTCGTTAAGGTGAAAGTGATAATACAATTGACCCGTTTGAGCGGAAGTATAACCCCAAACCAACATAGACCATAACCCAGTAGGAATAGTTAAAGTATTTGGAAACCCTACATCTGTCGTAAAAGTGGATATGAGTGTGTTAGTTCCCAAAGCAACCGACCTCATCGTATAAAAATTATCAGTAGTAGGAGAGTTTATAGGTGCGAGTGTCTGCTGTAATTCACCAACGGAAGGAGCGATAATGGGGTCGGTCTGTGCGGTTGCGTAGTTAAAATACAAACTCAAACCATTCCCAGAGTAATTTCCAATAAGAGTATCCACATATCCTTTTGAGGCAGCGTCATTACCTAATATGGGGTCGGGGATATGAGGCGGTGTGTTAAAAACTACTTGCCCGTTCATATTCAAATCTGCTCCACTTATAGCGTCAATACTCAACACATTTTCAATACCATATTCATTCATATCTAATATATCGTCTGCCGTATCTTGAAAAGGAGTAGCACCCCAAACCAAAGCGTTCGCTGGATTACTTTTTTGTAGGACTTGACCCAAATTTCCATAATCCCCGTTAATATTAATCCCAGTAAGAGGGTCTATATTAATATAAGTTCCATCTGCCTTTGTTGCGTATATATTTCCTTCCAATACGCCGTTTGCGTTTCCCGTTTCATCTGTGGCAAAAAATCCAGTTTTATTTATTTGAATTAGTTTGGTTGAACCAGTTTCACTTGAAACGATACTATCTTGTAATATTGTCATATCGCTTGGAAAAGAAGGGTCGTCATCTAATATGATTATTGATGTTGGTGTTATTGAGGTTGTAGTAGAATAAACGCTTTCTCCAACTACTACGGATTGAGGTGTTATTGTTGTGCTTTCAGTCCCATCAAAAATATTAAAAGTTGTGTTGGGATATTGAACTTCGGTCATATATATTAACCTTCTAAAAAAATATTAAATAAAAACAATTATGGCGGTGGTGGGTCTTGAAACAATTGAATAAACCTTTCTTCTCCATCAACATATATAGGAAGGTAAGTTCCACTAAATAACTTTGTTCCTACAACGGAAGCGGTAGATAAAAATATAGAAGTTCCAATACAACCTAATTGAACGAAATTACCACTACCTAAATTATCGTTGATTGATATATTACTTAATCCAGTAATTTCATTATTTCCAGCATCATTCGCTCCAACTGCGGAAGTAAGAACTTCTTCTAATGTTGGCGTAGTTGATGTCACTGTCCCCCAACTAATACCACCAGCACCGCCTCCACTTACTATCGCTTGTCCTACTGTTCCATACGCTCCATCTATCGCTATTTTATTCCCAGTAGCATCACTACTAATTACGACTGATTGAGTGGGAGGGTCGGTTGTTTCTCCATACTGAATTGATATGGTATTATTCACATTTAAAGTTGTTGAATTACTCGCTTGTGATAGTGCTTGTATTGCTTCTATTTTTGTTTGTAAGTTCGCCCAAGTAGTCGTTGTCCCATTGTAAGTCAGTCCCTCCGCTCCCAAAACAAATGTAAATCCCGCTTCCTCCCAAGTCTGCGAACCTTGTGCTATTGGATAATTTAAAAACACTCCCGCCCCAGCAGTTAAAAATTGCTCTAACAATGAGAATGTTTGAGGGAACTGGGAAGGGTTGAATATGTCGGTCACTCCTATCGGTGCTGGAAAGTCCATTTATATATAAATAGATTTTTATTTTTTATCTTTTTATATATAATGAGTAAGTTTGAAAAACAATTATTAGCAAAACATAAACCGAAGAATGAAGCAGTATTAGTGGATTGGTATGCTGAAATGCCTAAACGATTTCATCTTAAATCCCATAACCCTAACTTTGATAAACACGGGATTAATGTTCCTTTTAGAATGTTAATTGTTGGTTCTTCGGGTGCTGGTAAAACACAAACACTCCTAAATATTATTCATAATCTCGGTGATACATTCCAAAATCTTCATATAATTACTAAAAACAAAGATGAACCCTTATATAACTATTTACAAGATAAATTAAAAGAAAATGTGAATATAGTGGAAGGTATTGATAGTGCCCCAGATTTAGACAAGTTTGATAAAGACGAACAATCCTTAATCGTAATGGACGATTTAGTATTAGAGAAGAACCAAAAAGCATTAGAACAATACTTTATAAGAGCAAGAAAGTTAAATTGTAGTTTAATATATATTTCCCAATCTTATTATGCTGTGCCTCCTATTATTAGGAAGAACTTAACATACCTCGTAATCAAACGCCTCGCATCTTTACCCGATTTGTTTAGAATATTAAGAGAATACTCGCTGGGTGTGAATAAGATGGAATTGAAAACTATTTATGAGAAAAGCACAAGTGAGAATAAACAAGACTTTTTATTAGTGGATTTAGATGCTAACCCAAAAGACCGATTTAGAAAGAACTTTAATGAAATCTACGATGTTAAATTAGAAGGTTGATAGAAAATAACAGAGTTTTCTAATTTTTTATATTTTAGCATTTTCCTAATCTTTTTTTAAAAGGTTATATATATATGATTATCGGTAATGTGAAATCCCACGAAGATTTACGCAAAAAGAAACAATTACAGCAAGACCTTTTAGCAGTTGAGGTGGCAAATGAAGCGGAGATGGAGAAGCGAGTGAAAGATTTTAAAAACCCATATGTCGCCAAACCAGTACCACCAAAATATAAAACTCGGGCGGAGTTGATGAGAGATGTTATGGGATTAACCGATTCGCTCATAAGTAAGTTTAAAGACATTGATATTCCATACGATATAGCGAAAGGAGCGATTATGGAGTTTAGTAATGACCCCGATAGTTTAGCAAAATTGAATGCTTTATTCCCATCTATTAGGAGGAAAATATTAGAAGCAACTATCCCCTCATTACTTACAAGTGAAATGATTTTGGATATAGCAAAACCCATACTTCGCCGTAGTGAATTAGCATACGGATTCACCATAGATAAACCCTCGTTCAAGTCAGCACAAGAATTAGAAAGCATTTATGGAATAGAAGAAGAATTAGCGAAACTTAAAAATAAGGTTGTATCTGTTTATGGTAAATCGGCAGATGGAATATTACAATCTAATAGCGCTATTAACACCGAAACAAGTGAGGCAATTAATCAATTAATAGAAATATACCCAGATAGAGAGTTTTTTGAGAAGTTGGATTCACCCGATATTAGTGAAGACGAACGCCATAGATATTTTAGTGAATTAGAAGAAGCATTCCATTCATCGGGAATACCAACTATGGAGATTTGTCATAAATTATCTTTGGCATTAGACGACGCAATAGGTAAAGGACCAACCGAAATAAACCAATCATTAAAAGCAATACGAAGAGCAATGTCTAACGCAACCCCAGCAAAACTTTCTAATTTAGATAGAACCATTGAAAGAATTAGAGCACAAGTGGAAGGAGCGAAAGATAGACAAGAAAGGAAGTTAGACAGACGGCATATAGAGCAATTTGGCGAGGAAGGAGCAAGGGCGAGAGCAAGAGCACAAGGAGAAAGTGAAAGTGAAGGAGAAACCGAAGATGAACGAGAAGAAATGTTTGATGAAGAAGGTAAAGTAATAAGAGATTTGCGAGACATAAGACGGGGAACAACACCAGAAGAACAAAAACAAGAAGAATTACGAGCAGAAGCAGAAAAATTACGAAACGTTAAAAATCAGTTATTAAGAGATGAACCCATAACACGAGACCAAAGACAATATGTAGAATATTATGTGTCATTAATGAATGAAGCAATAAGACAATTCGGTTCAAATGATATGCGTAATGTTAATACTTATATGCGAGAGCAAATTAATGATAATAAAGAAATTGAAAGATTAGTAAGTATCTTACCACCACAACAACTTCAAAAATGCGAAGAAATATTAATGGATATAATGGGAAGAACTTTTGAAAATATAGAAGTTAGAGGTGACTTACAAGGCGCAATCACAGAAGAAGAAGACAGAGAAATAGAAGATAGACGAAGACGAATTGAAGCACAAAAAAGAGCAAGACAACAAGAACGAACTATAACACAAGAGGGATTAGCAAATATCGGTAGAATAGCAAAAGAACGAACAGAAAATAGGAAGTTTGATGAAAGAGAAGCAAGAAGAAGAGTAAAAACTGGATTAGTCAAACCTCCTCCCCAGTTAGTATTAGACCCTTTAACAACAAGAGAAGGAACGCAAGTCCCATTAGCACACCAAACCATATTATCTAAAAAACAAAGAGGTAAATTAGAAAGTAATTTGTCTCAAAAACAATATAAAGAATATGGAGAATATACCGATGAAAACTTTTTGAAATCAACAGAAGCAGATTTATTCAGTATGGATATTGAGAAAATAAGTGGTTTGAAACCAAAAGAAAAGAAAGTATTTAGAGCATATGTTAGAGAAAACCCAATATCATTAGAAGAAGAAGAAGATGACGAACCACCATTATCAGTATTAAGAGAACGAATTGGTGTGTCTGGAATGTTTGAATTACCGACAGCATCACAAGAAAAAGTAGGAGACGCATTAGAAGTAAGAGAAGATATAGCAGACGAAGTAGGTAGAGTATTAGGAGAAGCAAAACCACCATCGGTTTCAGTAAGCGAAGTGAATGAACTTGTTGAAATAGTGTTAGACAAAATGATAAATTCTATATTAGAAGAAGAATGGGAAAAAGCAGTCGGGTTTTTAGCAGAAGCAAAAGCAGAATTAGAAACCCCATACGCAGATGATAAACCAGCATCAAAAGCAAAACCAAAACCACCGCCACCACCACCAGAAGCAAGAGCAGAAGCGAAACCAGAAGGAGGTAAAAAAGGTAAAAAAGCAGAAGCAAAATTAATAACAGAGTTCGCATCAGCAGAAGAATTACCGCCAGAAGAAAAAAAGGAAAAATCAGCAAAGAAACAAGCAATAATTAAACAAGCGGGTGATTATTTTGATAAAGAGTTTTTACCAGAATTAATGGAAAGAACCGATGAACAACGACGAGCATTAATACGCAATATAATTATCAAAATATTAGCGGATACTGGCAGAAGATTTAGTGATGTATTGAGTCCGTTATTATTTGAGTTAAACGAACCTTTAAGCAAAGCACAAGAAAGAAACTTGTTAGGGCAATTAAGAATATATTATTTAATTAGACAAGAAGAGGAAGGCGGAGCATACACACCCAACGCAAAAGGTAAAGCAATAAAAGGAAAACCAAGTGAATCTAACCCACCATTGAAGAAAGGTTTAGGAGTGAAGAAACGAAAACCTCGTAGTGTGGCGACGAAACACCACGAAGAAGATTTAGAAAGTGAAAGCAGTAGTGATGAGGAAGAGAAACCTCAAAAGAAACCTTTATTTAAGGCATCTCGTATCAAAGTGGGTAAGGGTATTGAAGTAGTGGAAGAACCCAAATACCGTTCATTCGGCAAGTATGTTATTCATATCCCTCAACTTCATAACAACAAATTAAACTTAAAGTATCCCAAAAGTTTAGGAACAATACCGTCCATTAAACCAACACCCATAAGCGAGGAATACCGAGACTTCATATTAGATGTATTGGATAATGGGAAGATGAGTGAGAAGGAATTAAAGCGATTGATTGAAAGCGAACAGAAACACTTTGAGAAAATAGTGAATGGAGCGGGTTTAGTAGAAACCTTCAAATTGAAAAAGACTATTAGCAAAGATGAGAAGGAAGAGGCAGACCGATTTAATCTTTTACGGGGTGAGTATCTTGCTGGAAATAACGCACCAACACTACTTAAAGAATTACGTTCCTTCATATTGAAGTTTATGGACGATGGGAGGATTAAGCGTAAAGATGGTATGGGACTTTTAGCAGAATTGGCGGTTTCCGTATAATTATTTTTTTCTTCTTTTTATATATATATAAATGGGTAAATTAATAGTGTTGAACCAAACCAATATAGTCACCGACGGGACAAACTCACGCTTCATATACACCTTCCCGAATGGTGGTTATATATTTAAAGATGATTTAATCGCCGTTCAGTCCATAAGTCAATACTATTCGGCATTTAATATTTCGGCATCATACGGAAATAATTTTTATGTTTATAAATGGGTGAATGGAACGAATTACGGATTATATTTCCCAGATGGTTATTACACATTGGCGGACATTAACGCATACATTCAATCGGTAATGGTGATGAACAAGCACTACTTAATCAACAATACTACTGGCGGTAATGTGTATTTTATGAATTGGTCTATTAACCAAAGCAAGTATGTTTATCAACTTTCAGTATATCCAACTACTACAACTCTTTACCCCATTGGCGTTGGTGCTGGGACATACGCATATCCCGCTGGGGCGACTTGGACTTTAAACAACATCGCTCCTCTTGCTGATATTAGGTCAAAGTTTAACGAATTAGTAGGTTTCGCCGTTGGTTTATATCCTCCCTCACTCCAAGTATTAGCACTATCCTTTTTAAGCACAACCGCCCCGCAGATTGTCCCTTCCCCGACTATTTTAATGTATTGTAGTTTAGTAAATAACCGAGCGATAATTCCTAATAGTTTAATCTTTGCTTATACCCCTTCGGGCGTAAAGTTTGGTGAGATACAAACTTACGAACCCACCGCCGAATTACCTTGGTGTAGAGTTATGGACGGGAACTACAATCAGTTTTTAATAGAGTTTAGAGACCAATTCGGCAGAGAACTTCAATTCCAAGACCCCAATACTACAATCATACTTCATACAAAGAATATAAATGATTACGGAGAAAAAAATATTTGAGTAGTATATAAATGATGGCAATAAGGATTACGAGGGCAAAAGGCGGAGGTAATGTATCAACCAAACGCAAAGGCGGGTATGGTGTAGGACGATTGAGGCGTATGGCGATGGAGGGTAAAGGCGTTCCGCAAGAGTTTTATGAGAAACCCATAGAAAATAAGTTTAAAGGACTTTCCATCTCAAATAAAATGGAAGGTGTCAAATTAAAAAACTCACGACCCAAAAAATATATATCCTTGAACTTTTAGGAGAATATTTTAAATAAGTATTTTATAATTTATTTTTTCTTACTATAAATTATAAGATGGATAATCTCGTTTTTGAGGAAAGTGTGAATGCCGAAATAAGCGACAGTGAATTCATATCTAAAAAATGGGTGTATGTAAATGACAACAACTCGCAGAACTATTCATCGCAAGTCATTATAGACACAACCCCGTTGGCGAATGCTGGGGCGTATGTTGATTGGCAAGAGGCGTATATTGTAATGCCTTTGGTCGTTCAGTTGTCTTCGGCGACATCGCCAAACCTTCCAGTAGGAACACAGCAAGCGGATTGGGCGTGGGGTTTGAAAAATGGTTTCTGGCATATGCTTAATAGTATGACAGTAGAGTTTAATAACCAGAATGTAGTTCAGCAAACTCCGTTCCTCAATGTTTTCCGTTCGTTCAAGGCGCAGACTTCATTTAGCAAAGACGATGTAGAGAATCACGGCAGTTCTATCGGTTTTAGTATGGACGGGGTTGAGTGGTGCTATAACACATCTACTCTTGCCAATTCTCTTGCCCCGAATGGTTTAGGACTTTGTAATAACCGAAATGGAGCAGAGATAAGGTCTATTGCTGGTGGAAATGATGCGAGTGTTATTGGTGATATAACTTATACCGCCTCCCAAGTTTGCGGTCCTTCCATTGTTGATGGTGTGAAAAATACTGGCACAGTCATTCCTCTTGTTGTTGGTTCTCCCTCCTTCACCGATTTCAATAATGCGGGTCTTTACGAGCGTCAGTCGGCAATCAATTACGACCCAGACCCCACCGCTGCGACATACACCTCAGCATTTACGGGTCAGTCTTTTATCAATCCTCTTTCAACTGCGAAAGATGTATATAAGTCGGCAAAAGCACCAATCGGCGACCAAGTTGCGGGGGCGGTCACTTGGTATGTATTCGCCAAACTTCGTCTTAAAGATTTAGCAGATTATTTCCAGAAACTCCCTTTACTCAAAGGTTCAACAATGAGGTTCTATATGAATACTAACCAGACTTTAATGACATTCACTACCGTCGACCCAGTTATAAACGGACCGAATGGACGTATTACCACCGCTTCTACTCTTGTAGTAAATAGTGTATCGGTAAATGGCGGTCTATCTAATCCTCTTATGGTTGCTTCCAACGATATAGGGCAAGGTTGTTTCCCTCTTACTGCGGGTCAGTATGCTCTTTCGGTTTCTATCTTTAAGAACACTAATACTGGATACGGACAGACTTCCGCTCAGTCGCCTCTTACCGCTTGTCGTTTGTATGCCCCGATTTATAAGTTCAACCCTCTCGCCGAGCAGAGATATTTGTCTCTTTCACCCCAGAAGCGTATTGAGTATAATGACATCTTTCAGTACCAGTTTGCGGGTATTAAAGCGGGTGACAACTTCAATTTCCTTGTGACAAACGGTTTGGCAAATATTCAGTCGGTATTAGTCGTCCCGTTCATTAACTCTGCTTCAAACGGCAAATCTTCTTCGGTCACTCCCGCCCAGACTGTCGCCGCCACTTCTTTACCCACTATTCTTTCGGGAACTTGCCCCACTGGTGGAACTCCCGACCCAATCGTTTTAGCAAACTTCAACATTTTAGTTTCTGGTGTCAATTTGTTTTTGAATAACGAACTTTATGATTACGAACAGTATCGCCAAGAGTTAATGTCTTCTAATCAGTTGAACGGAAACCTTACTACTGGTTTGACTTCGGGTCTCATCAGCGAGAAGATGTTTAGTGCTGGTTATAGGTGGTATTACGGAAATTGTGCTCGTATCTTACCGAGTGAAGAGGGTGTGTCTCGCTCTATCCAGATTATAGGACAGAATAAATCGGCGGTTGATTGTGATTTAATGGTCTTTGTTGAGTTCAAGAAAAATATGACAATTGATATATCCACTGGGGCGAGAATTGAGTGAGACTTCTTTTAGGAATAATTTATAATATATTTTTTCTATCTTTATATTATAAATGGATAATTTGGTCTATGAGGAAAGTATGTCAAGCGAACCAACGACAAACGAATTCATATCTAAAAAATGGGCGTATGTAAATGATAATAATGTAGGGAACTACTCTAACCAAGTTGTTATTGATACAACCCCATTAGCGAATACTGGTTCTTATGTCGGGTGGAACGAAGCGTATATTCTTATGCCTTTGGTGGTTCAATTGACAGCGGACAATGTTGGTAATTTAGGTTTAGTCAATACTTATACTGATAGTGCGGGAGACCAGACTTGGGCGTTTAAGAATGGTTTTTGGCAAATGATACATTCAATGAGCGTAGAGTTTAACAACGGAAACGCAGTCCAGCAATTCCCCTTCCTCAATGTTTTTGCTTCATTTAAAGCGCAGACTTCTTTTAGCGAGGCAGATGTATTCAATCACGGAGACGGGATAGGTTTTTATATGGATACTGCTGAAAGTTGGACTTATCAATCCGCTCTTGCTCCTTCTACTTTTAGCGGAAATAAAGTATATAGTTCTGGTGATGGTGTTGGTCTTTGTAATAATAAAAACTATCCTCCTTCAAATTGGATAGACCCTTTTTTAGTTAATCAAGTTAATCCTCTCTCCCAGACTGTTCTCACTACTGCTTCTTATATGTTTAGTCAAGTGACAGATAATTTAGGAGAAATGGCATCAATTTCTAACTCAAATTGGCGTTTTGTTGGAAAACCTTATCCAGCGGGAGATGTGTTATATAACGAGGGAATGCGTAAGCGTCAGCAGTCTATAAATCGTTGTTCGCAAGATGGGATATTGCTTAATAACAACAATAGTGCGTATAGTTATATGGGGCAGCAAGAAATTATGCCTATCGCATCTCTTAATCAAGTATGGGCGACACATCAACGCCCTCTTGCTAATGGTTCTCGTGGTTGGAATATTTATGCTAAACTTCGTCTTAAAGATTTGGCGGACTTCTTCCATAAATGTCCTCTTCTTAAAGGTGCTACTATGCGTTTTGTTATGAATACTAATCAAGCGATTACTTCTTTTCAAGTCACTAATACGGTGACACCCACCGCTATTGCCGTCCCTAATACATCTGCCACTGTTTTATATAACGGCGGAACTCTTCCAACAACAAATAGTATGATTGCCCCTAATGCTATTAATATTGTTGGTGGTATGACTAACCCTCTTATGATTGCCTCTAACGGATTACAGCAAGGTTGTAATTCTTTGGTTGCGGGGACTTACAAACTTTCCGTATCTATTGTTAAGTGTAATTTCACAGAACAATCCAGTATAAGCGGATTGTATAATACCGCATTACAAAGTTGTCGGTTGTATGCTCCGTTGTATAAGTTTGACCCCGTATGTGAGAAACATTATCTATCTCTTAAAACTAAAACAATCACTTACAAAGATGTCATCTCATACCAATTTACCGCCATTCCCGCTTCAACCAACTTTAACATTTTAGTTTCGCAAGGTGTAAAGAATATTAAGTCAGTATTAACAGTCCCGCTTATTTCGGCAAACTCTAATGCTCCACTCGCTCTTTCCACCGATGCTACAATCACAAATACTAATCTTACTCACCCTACAACTCTTATGTCTCCTTTCTCCACTACTGGTGCGACACCCGACCCAATTATATTAAATAACTATAATGTCGCCATTGGAGGTGTTAATATTTTCTTACAAGATGAGATGTATGATTTTGAAGCATTTAAACAGCAACTCGCATCATCTAATCAGTTGAACGGAAACCTCACTACTGGTTTGACTTCGGGATTAATTAACGAAAAAATGTTTTCTTATCTATATAGATATTACTATGCCAACTGTGAAAGGGAACTACCGACGGAGGCGGGTAAAGAGCGTAGTATTCAAGTTAAAGGTCGCAACTTATCTACTTCTACTATTGACCTTTTAGTGTTTGTTGAGTTTGAGCGAAGTATAGTGGTTGATTTAGAAACGGGTCAGCGAGTGGGTTAAAAGCGGAACCGAGTGGTTCCACACCTCCTTCTTTTTAATGATTTTTTTATTAATAATATTTTCTTTCATTATATTATAATATGCCGAGATTTGCGAAAGGTAGTCCAGAAGCGAAGGCGTGGGGTGAAAAAATGAAATTAGCAAGAGGGAAAAAAGGGAAAGGTATTGGTTCAAGTTTAGGGAAACTGGCGGGTGCTACTTTGGGGTCGGTCGGCGGACCAGTTGGTTCTGCCGTTGGTTCCCAGATTGGTTCTGCTGTTGGTGGTTTTGCTGAAAAGAAATTGGAGAAGGCGATTACTGGGAAGGGTGCTCAGTTGTCTAAACCGATGAAGAAGGCGATGAAAGATAATTATAATGTTGAGATGCCGACAATGTCTTTAAAGGCGACATCAAAAGGTAAAGTTGATGGTCGTGTCAAACCAGCGGGAGATATGATGACTCTTTCCCCATACCAGAATGTAAATAGTCCAGCGATGAACCCTTTTGTTCCCGTCACTTATTTTCAAGAGGGCGGACAAGGAACGGGGTATGGTGAAGCAAGACCTCCCATTATTAAGGGAAGCGGTATGCGACGCAAACGAGGTGCTGGTATGAAAGGTTGTGGTTTGTATGGTGCTGGTTTGTATGGTGCTGGTATGTTTTAATTTCTCTTTAATATATAAATGCTTACTAACTTTGATATAGAAAAGAAAGCAAACAAAATGGAACTTCCCATCGTTGGAGTTTATAGCAAAGATGATTTACCTTCACAAAGAACGGTAGGGTCATACTACATTAACTTACAAAACAAAGACGATGGGAATGGAACTCATTGGTGTTTAGCGAAAATATATTGCGATGCTGACAAAGAAGAAAACAAAGTTAGAACAGAAGGAGATAAAGTTTGTAATGCTTTATGGTTTGACCCATTTGGTATGGATATGCCGAAAGAGGTTGCTACATTTCTTAAACCTTTTAAACCCATACCTTATAACAATAGACAAATACAAAGTGTTAATACGAGCGAGTGTGGTTGGTATTGTTTATATTGTGATTATGTTTTAGAAAATGAGGGTCATAACTATTTAGAGACTTTCCATAAGTTTATAGCAAGTTGGAGTAAAGACCCAGTAAATAACCGCAAACTATTAAAAGAACGATTAAAGAAAATCTAAATTATATATTTTATTATAAAACAATATAAAAAAATATATATATTATATATAAATGAATGAAACCGATAATACTATCCCCACTTCCATATTTAAGCATACTACTTTAAATAACGGTACTCATATTGTATATCAAGATAAAATCAGTTCATTACTACAAGATAAAACTTTTGATGCTGAAAAACTAAAAGAGAAATTAGAAGGAGACCAATTTGATTATGGACTTAAACCATTATTAGTTGTATCTCCCAGTAAGATTAGAACTTATTACACCCCAGCACAAAAGAAGGCGATTATTAAATACCGAGAAACTCATAGGGACGCATACAACGAACAGATGCGAAATATATATGAAAGGAAACGCCAAGATGAGAATTGGTTAAAGTCTCGTAATGAGAAAGCGAAAGATGCTAATAAGAAGTATAGAGATAAAAAGAAATTGTCCGCACCACAACAAGAGCAAAAACCAAGAGGGCGACCAAAGAAAGCGAAGGAGGTAATATAAAAAAATATATAATTTATTTAGGAGATTTTATAGATTATATATTTTAATTAAAAAAGAACTTAAAAAAAATATCTATATATAATATATAAGATGCCCCCAACCGCACAAGTAGGACGAAAAGAGAAACTTGTCAAATATAATAAGTCTATTACAATAACAAATAATCAAACCGATACTCAAAAGAAGTTTAAAATAGTAATTCAACAAGTAGATAGAATCGCTAATTTTAGGAAATATGTAGTGACCGTTTCCCCATCTGCTACTGACACCGAGCAAATGTTTAATATAATAAAAGAAACTATTGACGAGTTTGAAGCGGATATTACCTCAGTAAATCTATTCTTTGAAAATGAGGACGGAATACACACTCGCTCAATTGACTCTAACTATATTGACGAGTATGAAGACTTTGAAGAACGATTGGCGAAAGTTGTTTTAGGTGGAAGTAAAAAGTATGGGAGCGACGCAGTTGAGGGTGGGACACAATCACTACGCTTTAATCGTTTCGGTATTAATACTTACTCTACAAAAGCAAGAGCGTTCGGTAAAAGTGAAGGTATGTTATTCAAGGTTGTTGGTGTTGATGGGACAAAGAAGTTGTGTGCTTATGAGTGTCTTAAAAAACTCGGTTATGAATACAAAGGTAAGAAACCAGAAGCATTAAGTAATATGAAATATTTAATTGAGTATATTGACGAGAACGACTTACCCATCAAGATTGTAAATAATGCTTTCACTTTGAATCGTTATGTTAAAGATATGAAGAAAGATAAAGTGAGAATGACAATTGAAGACAAACTCCATATTTGCGTAAAGTTGAACGACGACGATATTGTATTACAAACTATTTATTGTCCCGAGTTCAACGCTAAACACAGCAAGACTCACATTTTAATTTATGACGAAGACGGACAACATATAGATATAGCAGTTGTTAAAGATAATAAACCAATATTAGAAGATAATGTATATGTAGATAAAAAATGCTTGATAATCAAAAATGATAAAATTATTTATACCGCCAACCAAATAAACACTATGACACAAAATAAAGATATGGTAGAAACCCAGTATGTATTTTTTGATTATGAAACTATTATAGACTTTAACCATCATAATTGTATGAAAGAATACTCACTATCAATATTGTCATTAGACCAACTCCAATTAGACTTATTAGAAGAAGCGGATAAAGAAAAGAATGAGAAGGTAGTTGCTGACATACGAGCGAAATATTGTAAAACCTTTTTAGGGCATACTTGTTCTTTGGATTTTATAAATTGGATAATTGATAATCAAGATAATAAAGCGATGGTGTTTATAGGTTTTAACAACTCGTCGTTTGACAACTTTTTCTTTTTAGATGCGTTGCTCCGTAATGATACAGAACTTTCATATGCGGTTAATAATATTTTCTACAACGGGTCTCAACTCCTCAACTTCACTATGAACGGACGACACAATACTTTTGATATACGAAAACATCTTGTAGGTTCTCTTGCTGGGAATTGTAAGTCATTTAAAATTAATTGTTGCGCCAAGAAATCTTTTGACCACTCCAAAGCACAAAAACTTTATGAGGAAGACAAGTTAATTGAGTTCATCAACGACAACGAAGAACTTAAAGAATACAACGAGTATGATGTATTAGCGACCGCAGTATTATACAAGCGATATGTAAATGCTTTATCAGCGATAGAGGTGACAAACAAATACGCAAAAGAAATATATAATATTAAAACAATTGGTTCTTTAATTTACAAAGTATTTGAAGCACATACTAAAAAAGAAAAAATATCTTTACCCACTATTGACTATACCAAATACAAAGATTTACAGCGAAGCAAGATTGCTGGGCGAGTAGAAATGTTTAACGGAATCCAAAATGTTAATGAGCGTATCGCCTCCACCGATGTTTGTTCTTTATACCCATTTGTAATGTCTGTATTAGATGTTTATTATCCTTGCGGAGACATTGAAGATGTTGAAACTTATATGGGAGACGACAAGTTGGGTTTCTACTATTGCGATATAGACCAGAGCGAATTGAAGAAAAAGAACTTACCGAATATATACGCATACAAGACTGGGGTTGAGAACATTTGGAATTATGAGGGATTAATTGAGAACTACTTATTGAGTAATATTATGATAGGATTACTTTTGAAGTTCGGTTGTAAGGTTAATATTAAAAACGGTTTTGTATTCACCGAAAAGAAAAAGTCTTGCGATATGTTTAGGTTCTTATTGGATATTATGAAAGCAAAGAACGAGCAAGATACTTTAAAGTCGGTTGGAGACGAAGCGTATAATCCAGCATTGAGGGAGACTCACAAACTATTAATGAACTCTTTATCTGGAAAGGTAATTGAAGGATTACATACCGAGAAGACAATAGACATTTTAACCGACGCAGACTTCCTTGAAATTAAGAATAAGGCGACTTCCATTAATGTTATAAATAATATCGGCGGTCGTGTGTTCCTCACTTATACGATTGACGAAGAAAGCATTTGTAAGAAACAACAACGCCCAATCTATCTCGGTGTGTTCGTTTATGATTATGCTAAAAGATATATGTATGAGAACTCGTATAGTAAAATTGGTTTGGATAGATTACTCTATACCGATACGGACGCTTCCAAGTTTAGATATACAGATATGGATAAGTGGCGTAATTGGATTGAGACCGAGAAAGTAATTGTCCCACATTGGAAGGAAGTTGAAGACTACGATGAGCGTTATAAGACTCATCTAATCTACCAAAGCGATAGTAAAGTATTCGGTTCTTATGAGGACGAGTTGGAAGAGATGCTCGGTGAGAATTATGTATTCTATTGTTTAGAAAAGAAGTCGTGGTTGTATTCGGTTGATGGGAAAACCAAATATCGTTTCAAAGGTCTTAACGACAATGCTATTATGTTGGAGATGGACGAGAAGTTTATATCTAATAAAATAATACAGCATAAGAACGGTGGAGCAGAACAGAAATATTATATCCCGCCTTTGGACGAGTTCCAGATTGAGTTATATAATCATATTGAAAATAATAAACATAAGAAGTTGGGTAATAACGCAATCAAGTTCTTTAAGAAACTTTATGACGAAGGAAGTGCGTATGTATTAGTTTCATCTTTTAGAAAGATTGTAAAGAACTCTGCTCGGGAAGTAGATATAATGGACGAATACAAGTTTAACGATTTACTCAATAGAATACAAGTAAGGTTTATGATGAAAAAAATAACTCTTAAATATAATGAAGGAGGAGGTGAGGAAGTATCGGGAGAGGAAGAGTAAAGAGTTTCCAATACATTATGCCATCAAATATAAAATCGTTTCTACTGATTTAACACACAGAGAACTTATGGAAGCGATATATAAGTTTGAAATGAAACACATATCCAAACTAATACAGAATGGGATTGACGACTACACAAATGAATATGGATATTATTTAATCTCGTAGTTCGTAATGAGAACTTCTTTTTTCTTTTTATCTTTTATATCTTTATGCTGATATGAATATATAGTATCTACCTCAGTTATTATGAAGTCTTTAAATAAATCCAAATCATTTATATCATAAGATACAATAAACTTTCCTTTGATTGTTTTTAATACTTTCACAAAATCTTTCATATCCATCTTTGGTGTGCCGTATTGCCACGACTTATCTTGCTGGGAATATGGAGGGTCTAAATAAAATAAAGTATCTTCACTATCATACAACTCTATTATGCTCTTGTAGTCTTGATTATGAATGTTTGCTTTGCTTAACTTATATTTAAAATCTGCTAAATGTTGT